AGCCCCTCATCGAGCGCCTGCAATGGGCGACCGGCGTAGTGCGGCTCGCCTCGGGCAACGAGGCGCGGCAAGGGCTGCGGCGCGTGCCGCGGCGATCCCTCACCTACCACGTGGGCCACGCTCGCGCGAGCGACGCACTGGTGGCCGACTGGCTGGCCGACCATCTGGGCAGGACTGCGTGGTGGCCGCTGCCGCAACATGCGGTGCGGCTGGGTGCTGCCGCTGAGACCGGGGCCTTCGCGCTGGACATCCTTGCACCAGCCGGCCACGGTTTCGCGTCTGCTTCCTACCGGCTGGAAGAGGGCGGGCTGCAACGCGAGGACGCGCCGTTGCGCGCCATCGTGTTCACGCAGACGGGCTGGCAGGTGCTGACGCTCACCGAGGTGGAGCCGGACCGACTGTGGCTCGCCGAGCCGCTGACCAGGCCTGTCCACGCAGGCGCGCTCGTGATGCCTTTGGTGGATGGCGTGGCGACGGATCCTGCCGAGTTCGCACAGTGGGTGCCAGGCGTCAATGCAGGCAGCGTCACTGCTCAGGTGGCCTTCGGGCCGCCGCCGGGCGATGATCTGCTCGACGCCCCCTGGCTCGACGGCCTGCCCGTCTGGCCCGATGGCAACTGGCGCGACGACCCCACCCATACGGCGGATGGCGTGGTCACGCGGCAGGACCTCTCGCCCGCCGACCCCTGGGTCCGCCGTGACGACCCGTGGCCGACGAGCACCTTCCAGCGCCGGTTTCTGGCGGCCGGGCGTGAAGACATCGCCCGCTGGCGCGCGCGGCTGTACCGCGCCCAGGGGCGGCTCGGTGCCTGTTGGCTGCCCGACGGGTTGGCCCCGGTGCTGCGCGTGCAGGCCGAGGCCGAGGTCGAGGCCGGGTACTTGCGCGTGGACGCCGAGGCAGGCGCCGCCTTCTGGCACCGCCCGGCCGCCGCGCTGATCCTGCACCCCGACGGCACGCGCCAGGCCGTCCTCACCGGCGCGTTCCATCAAGACGCCGGCGGCGTGCTCGTCTTGCGCTCGGGCCTCGATGCCGCGGTGCCCGCCGGCAGCCGCGTCCTGCGTCTGGCCCGCTGCCGGCTCGACCACGACGCCGTCGATCTGTACTGGCACACCCCCGAGCTGGTCGAGATTCCCCTGACCCTGCGCCGGCTGCCCGAGCCGCGCGGCAACGATCGCAGCAGCTACACCGCATACTGACCATGAGCGAGGGCCCCCTGTTCGAAGTCGAGCTCTACGTCTTCGAGGGCGCGAGCGGCAGCTTCTACCTCACCCCGCACGAGTTCGACGTGGAGATCGGCGGCCGGCACTACGAGCAGTGCCCCCTCGAGCGCAGCGCGCTCGCGCTCGGCGCCGAGGCGGCCAAGTCAGCGCTGGAGTTGAGGCTGCCACCCAACCACGCGCTGGTGCGGCATCTGCTGCAAGCGACCCTCACCGGCGAGGCGACCGCGGTGCGGTTGGCGGTCGCTCGACGTGACGCCTGGGGCGACTATTGGTGGCTTTCCGGCACGCGCTGGATGGGCCGCGTGCTCGGGGTGGAGGTGGCCGATGACTCTGCGCGCATCCGCTGCGAGTCCGCCCAGGTGAGCTTGAAGCGCATCGGCCTGCGGCGCCTGTACAGCCGTGCCTGCTCGCACGTGTTGTATTCCGCCGCGTGCGGGGCGACGCCGATTCTGGCCACCGCGGAAGTGATCCGCTCCGAAGGCCGCCAGGTGGAACTGGCGAGCCTGCCGCCCGAGGTGGCCGGCATGCTCGCGGGCGGCTGGTTGCAGACGCCGGCGGGCGCGCGCCACATGATCGTGAGCGAATCGACCGCGGGCGTGGAACTGCTCTACCCGGTGGGGCTTGCGCCGCAGACGCTCGTCGACCTCGTGGCCGGCTGCGATCACAGCGTGCCCACCTGCGCCGCGCGCTTTGACAACCTCGCCAACTACGGCGGCTTCCCCTTCATCCCGTCGAAGAACCCGTTCTCGACGGGCGTCTTCTGAAACCCGCAGGACCTCCCATGTGGTACCTGGTCGTCATCGTCGTCGCCGCGCTGGTCTCCGTCGCCCTCGCGCCCAAACCGCCCACCCCGAAACCCGCCGAACTCTCCGACCTCGACGCGCCCACGGCCGAGGAGGGCCGACCGATCCCGGTCGTCTTCGGCGCAGTGCTGCTGCGCGGGGCGAACGTCGTGTGGTACGGCGACCTGGAGGCCGAACCGATCAAGAAGAAGGGCGGCAAGAAATGAGCAAGGACGTGACCGTCACCATCGCCCACGTGCGCGCCGCGGGGCTCTGCGTGCACGGCACGCGCACCTGGTTCGCACGCCAGGGCCTGGACTTCCGTGACTTCCTCGCCCAGGGGCTGCCCGCCTCCGTGCTGCTGGCCACCGGCGACGCGATGGCGCGGCGCGTGGTCGAGGTCGCGCAGGCCTGCCATGAGGAGCCGCGCTGATGGGCGGGCGCCGCAAGAAGCAGACCGTCGGCTACCGCTACCGGATCGGCATGCACCTGGTGCTGTGTCAGGGGCCGGTGGATGCGGTGCAGGAGATCCAGATCGGCGACCGCAGCGCCTGGGGCGATGCGAGCCGCGCGCCGCTGGCGAGCGGCCATGGGCTGGGGCGCCTGCGCATCGATCGGCCCACGCTCTTCGGCGGCGACGAACGCGAAGGCGGCGTGGTGGGTGACCTCGACGTGCTCGCAGGCAGTGGCGCGCAAGACCGCAACGACTACCTGATGAACCGCCTGGGCGCGGCCATCCCGGCGTTTCGCGGGGTGCTGTCGATCGTGGCGCGCAAGATCCTGTTCGCCGCGAACAACCCCTACCTCAAGCCCTGGGCGGTGCGGGTGCGGCGCTTCACGGCGGGCTGGCACGACGAACCCTGGATGCCCTGGAACGCCGAGGTGCGGACCTGGGATGCCGACACCGGCACCCATCTCACCGTCGGCATGAACCCGGCCCACATCCTGGTGCAGTGCCTCACCGACCCGCATTGGGGCATGGGCTATCCGCCATCCACCCTCGGCTCAAGCTTCTGGAACGCGGCCTGGGCGCTCGAAGCCGAAGGCTTCGGCCTGAACCTGGTCTGGACGCGCCAGCAGCCGATCGAGGACTTCATCGCCCAGGTGCTCGACCACGTCGGCGGCATCCTCTACCTCGACCCAGAGCAGGGCACCTTCGAGCTCAAGCTCCTGCGCGACGATTACTGGATCGAGGGCCTGCCGCTCCTGGGCCCCGACGAGATCGTGCGCGTGGAGCGCTTCGATCGCGCGCAGTGGGGGGAACTGCCCAACGAGATCACCGTGGTCTACACCGACTGGGCGACGGCCAAGGAGTCCACCGTCTCGGTGCAAAACCTCGCCGCGATCCAACTGCAAGGCGGGGTGATCAACCAGCGGCGCGACTATCCGGGCGTAAACTTTGGTCCGCTGGCCGCGCGGCTGGCGCTGCGCGACCTGCGCGCACTCGGCTCGCCCCTGGCGCGCATGACCTTGACCATCGCCCCCGGTGCCCTGGAGCGCCCGCCCTTGCCGGGGGACGTGTTCCTGCTGCATTGGCCACGCCTGGGCATCGAGCGGATGGTCGTGCGCGTCACCGGCATCGACACCGGCACGCTGGGCGCCGCTGAATGGCGCATCGAGGCGGTGGAGGACGTCTTCGGCCTAGGCCAGACCGTGCTCACGCCACCCCCTCCACGCATCGAGGAGCCGCCGCTCGCGCCGCTGCCGCCAGCCCTGGTGCTGGCCCTCGAGGTGCCCTACTGGGAACTCGCGCGGCGCCTGAGCCGGGCCGACCTCGCCACCCTCACCGACACCGACACCTACGTCGGGGCCCTGGCCTGTGCGGGCGGCACGGGGCAGTTGAACTGGCAGCTCGCCACCGGGCCCACGAGCGCCGATCTCGAGGCGGTGGCCCCGGAAGACTACGCACCCCTGCTCACGCTCGGCCAAGCGCTGCCGGCCACCGAAGCCGATGCGCTGGCCGTGCCGGTGACGGCGCTGGCCCAGCCCGAGCGCCTCGCGGTCGGCGACTACGCCTACCTGGTCGATGCGGCCGGCGCCCCGCGCGAAGCGGTGGCGATCCTCGCCTTCGATGCCACCGCGGGCACGGTGGATCTCGCCCGCGGAGTGCTCGACACCACGCCGCAGGCCCACGCGGCCGGCACGCGGCTGGTGGGCGTTGGCGAGTGGCTCGCCGCCGAGACCACCGAGCGCGTGCCGGGCGAGTCGGTCTTCGTCGCCGCCATCCCGCGCACGGCCAGCGCCGAGGGCGATACGGTACTCGCCGCCAACGGCGCACCGATCGTGCTCGCGGGCCGCCAGGCGCGGCCGTACCCGCCGGGGCGCATCCGACTCAACGGCCAGACGGAGCCCGCCGTGGTCGCCGGCGACCTCACCCTCACCTGGGCGCACCGCGACCGCACCCTGCAGACCGCCTACCTCGTGCGGCAGGACGAGGGCGACATCGGCCCCGAGCCCGGAACCACCTACACCGTGCGTATCAGAGACCGCAACGGCACCCTCGTGCGCACCGAGACCGGCCTCACCGGCAACGCCTGGACCTGGGACGTGGCGAGCAGCGCGGCAGACGCCGGCGTCGCGGGCGACCGCGTCACCGTCGAGATCGAGGCCGAGCGCGACGGGCTCGTGAGCTGGCAGGCGCAGGTGCGCACCGTCGAGCGCGCCGGCTACGGCTTGCGCTGGGGGCAGCACTGGGGCGGGGTGTCGCCATGATCGCCGGGCCGTCCCAAGATCATGGCGCGCCCCCTCGGGGGCTGCCGCTTAGCGGCTGGGGGGATATGAGTCCGCCGCGCATCGACGTGCACCTGCTCACCCTCGACGAGCCCGGGCACTGGCGCGAGGAATGCCTCGCGAGCCTCGCCGGCGCGCCGATCCGCCTGCACCTGCTGCCCGGCATCCCGGGGCGTGTCGGGAAGGCGCGAGCGGCGGGCTTCGCGCGAGGGACCTTGGCGCTCGTGTCCTTCGTCGATCCCGACGACCGCTACGAGGCCCGCGCCTTCGCGCACCTGGCCGATGCGCTCGATGCCTGTCCCTCCGCGGTGCTCGCCTACACCGACGAGGCACTGATCGACGAGCACGGCGACAGCCTCGGCGTGCGGCGACTGGCCTACAGCGCCTTCCAACACGCCCATTCGGCCAGCCACGTCCACGGCCTGATCGTGATGCGCCGAAGCGCCGTCGATCCGGTGCTGACACGCATCGCCGATCTCGACGCCGGCGCCGACTGGCTGCTCACCCGCCTCGTGGCCCGGCAGGGCAGCGTGTTGCACCTGCCCCTCGTCGGCCGCCACTGGCGGCAGCACCCGAACCAGCACCACCGCCGCACGAGCACCACGGCCCTGCGCTCTCTGCGGGGTTTTGCAAGCCTTTGAGGAGATGAACCAATGCCACAGACCGATCCGAACCTGGGCCTCGCCTACGGCTGGACGCTGGGCGAGTCCGGCTGGCACGCCGGGATGGACGCGAACCTGAAGCGCCTGGGCGCCGTCGTGGGCCTGTCGGTGACGAGCCGCACCACGACCACGCCGCCTGCCAGCCCCGCCGAAGGGGATCGCTACATCGTGCCGGCTGGCGCCACCGGCGCCTGGGCCGGCAGGACCGACCAGATCGCGGTGCGGATCAATGGTGTCTGGGAGTACCACGCCCCGAAGGTCGGCTGGCTCGCCTTTATTGCCGCCGAGGACAGGCTCGCCGTCTACAAGACCGGCGGGTGGAGCGCCGGCATTTCCGTCTGAACCCTTACCCCGATCCGTCATCCCCGAACCCGCCCGCGTGGCGGGTTCGTCGTTTTTGGCTCCGGCATCACGTGGCTGCGCCACGTGAGCCTACGCCGCAACTTCGTTGTGTGGAGACCCCCGATGACCACCGATGCCAATCCCACCCTCGCGGAGAACATGCTGCTCCTGCGCCGCGAGGACTTCGACGACCTGCTCGACCGCGCCGCCGAGCGCGGAGCCGAGCGTGTACTCGCCCACCTCGGCCTGGAGAACGGCCACGCCGCCCGCGACATCCGCGAACTGCGCGATCTGCTGGAGGCGTGGCGTGACGCACGCCGTACGGCGTGGCAGACCACCATCAAGTTGCTGACGACCGCCATCCTCGCCGCACTGCTGGTCGGGGCCGCCATCAAGCTGAAGCTGATGGGAGGTGGCCAATGATCGAGACACTGCTCGGTGGGCTGCTGGGCGGGGCCTTCCGCCTCGCGCCGGAGATCCTCAAGTGGCTCGATCGCAAGGGCGAGCGCAGCCATGAACTCGCCATGCAGGACAAGGCGCTGGAGTTCGAGAAGCTGCGCGGGGCAAGCCGCATGGCCGAGATCGGCGCCAACGCCGATGCCGCGTGGAACTCCGGGGCCATCGAGGCCTTGCGCGAGGCTGTCGCGGCGCAGGGCCGAACCTCGGGCGTGAAGTGGGCCGATGCGCTGTCCAGCAGCGTCCGTCCGGTGATCACCTACTGGTTCATGGCGCTGTACTGCGCGGCCAAGACTGCCGCCTTCGTGGGTGCCATCGAGGCCGGGGCGGACTGGATCCCCGCCATCCAGGCGGCCTGGACCGAGGCCGACCAGGCCCTGTGGGCCGGGGTGCTGAACTTCTGGTTCCTCGGCCGCGTGTTCGACCGGGTGCGGCCGTGATCCCCGTGCCGCAAGCGGCCATCGAGTTGGCCAAGCGCTTTGAGGGCTTCCACCGCGTGCCCAAGCACGATCCCAACCGCGCCTATCCGTACATCTGTCCGGCCGGCTATCCGACGATCGGCTATGGTCACCTCTGCGATCCGAAGCACCCGCCGATCACCGAAGCAGAGGCCGAGGCCTACCTCGCCCAGGATCTGAAGGTGGCGCTCGCCGCCACGTTGCGCTACTGCCCGGTGCTGGCGACCGAGCCGGAAGAGCGGCTCGCGGCCATCGTGGACTTCACCTTCAACCTCGGCGCCGGGCGGCTGCAGACCTCGACGCTGCGGCGGCGGGTCAATCAGCGGGACTGGGATGCTTCTGCGCGGGAGCTGAGAAGGTGGGTATACGGCGGAGGAAGGGTGCTTCCTGGTCTCGTTACCCGGCGCGAAGCTGAAGTTGCTTTGCTCCTCATCACAGAACGGCGTTGACCGTAGGAACTGCATCCTTTGTCAACCTGTCAGGGGCCGTTATGGACCGATTCCCATGCTGCGATCTTACATCGCTGCGCAGTCATTCACTCACTCGCTTTCAAGGAAACCACTTGGCTGCTTGACCCTTGGGAATGGACGGCCAGGTTCGGGCTCTTCGAAACGAGGTACCCCAGCGGCTGATCGAGCACGAATGGATAGAGGACGACCTGAGACGATAGGGCAGAGACGGACACCGCTTTGCCGACGTAACGCAGGGCGGCCTCGACCAACCAAGCTACGGCCTGCTCGTCGCTGACCACGATCGGCTTCATGCGCACGAGGCGCTTGCCCTTCTCGACGCGATCGATCGCGCCCCAGCTTGCCTGCGACTGAAGCACCATGTTGGTCATCCGGTACGTGCCTTCACGCTCGCCATAGGCTTCGCTCATTCGGCGATGGACTTCCGCCGAAGCACAATCACCCTGCAGCGCCGAGAGGCGCCCCACCAGCTCCGCCACCTTGCCGAAGAACGGATAGGTGGCAATGGCCATGCCCCAGGTCAGGGCGGCGATAGGGACGCTCGGGTCGGCCTTTAAGATCGCGACGCCACGCTCCGCGAAGTCGGCGAGTTCCGAGCGTGGCGCAAGCCACAAACGATTCAGCACGGTCCGTGTCTTCTTTCGTGCTGCTACACCCAGTCCAGCAGCATCCAGCAGGGCATTCAGCTCATCGAGCGTGCCGAGTTCGGCGCGTACCTTGAGCGCGGCAGCTGCCCATTCGATCGCTATAAAGCGATCAAAGCCAATCTGGGGTGATGACGACGCCATTCGATTCAATTCGCGTAGCTCACTTTCACGAAGGGCACGATTAGTTCCTCTACGGAGACACCGCCATGAACCACGACCTGGTCATCCTTCGGTACGAACGCTCCGCGTCCTCCTGCGAATAGCGGCATGAAGCCCGCCGGAAGTCCAGCGACATCCAGACGGAAGGTCTTCGGATTGGCTGCCGCCGTCTCCGCGATCAAAGCCTCGCTGCGATAAATCCTGACACGCTCCCCGCGCAGCTCAGACGCGACCCCTTCGTTCGGGCGGCCAATGCCCACCGCTTCGACGTTGCCGTGGTCTGCGGTTAGGTAGACGTGGAATCCGTTGTCCAGCAGCATCGAGAATAGACGATCCACGAAGCCCGACTCGCACCAGCTTGCGATCTGGGCTGCAATGCCACGCTTTCCAAGCACTGCCCCATGGATGATCTCGTCGACGGTGTCCACGACAAGGCCAGCCACCTTCACAGCCGGATGGGTCAGGGCTGCTTCAAGCGCGGGGAGGTCATCGGTGCGTTTGATCGACCTGCGGTACAGCACCTCATTTGCGCGAAGACCATGGTCCTGCCAGAACCGTGTCCATTGCGCCGGTTCCTGAGAGGTTGATTCGATGCTGTCGGCGAACTCACGTGGGCGCAAGCCGGAGAACAGCGCCTGCCGGGACACTGAAGTCAGGGTTGGCAGCCACGCAAAGCAGGCACTCTCGTCGAACATCAGCCGCTGCGACCGACTGACCACGGTCTCCCGGATCAGTATCCACTGATCTACGGCCAGCCCGTCAAATACCACCAGCGCGATCTTCTTCTCGCCGTTGCCCCGGCGCATCGCCAGATACCTCGGCACATGGTGGACCATGATCGGTCCCTTGGCGGCGGGCAATGACGGCAGGTCCGCATAATGCTTGCCTACCCATTCACGCAACCGATCGTCGGCGGAGATAGCCAGGTCTCGCATCGCGTCCTTGATGCTTTCCGCTCGGGCTGCATCCAATCGGTGAAACCGTGAGATGACTTCGCCTAGGCGACGCGAGAAATGGGTCCAGTCGCGGTGCGGTGACTCGATGGTCGGCACTTCCGCCTTCAGGCTCTTGATGCCTTCAAACACCAGGTTCCGCATCGACGCCGGATCCTGCACCACACCCGCCTTGGCCCACTCCGGCAGGGTGGCCGGTACGCCCTGGACCACCAGCGGGTGCAGCGTGCCATCCAGGAACATTGAGTCGACGATCACCCGGACGTCATGGTGATCGAAAGGCAGGTCGAGTTTTGCGACGTAATCCGGCGGCGTGGGTTCACCAGTGCGGGTTCCAGTGACTCCCAGCTTGGTGAGATAGCGAAACCAGGCTTCCTGCACGACACGCAGCGTGAGGCTCTTGTGCGCAAACAAGTCGGCGATGGGTATGCCCTTGAAGGCGTTATGCCCACCGACCACTTGCTCCACGTGCTGCGCGAGCACAGGCGGAAGGGCCGCCTCGCGGTAATGGAGACGAAGGAGCTCACGCCAAAAGTCCTCCGACCGTGTGATGAGGTGCGGGCTGATACGGAAGATGTGCGTCAGCACGAACTCCTTGGTCGCCGCTTCGCCCAGCGACTGATGCGCGTGCCTCGCCTGCGCCTCGAACAGCGCGGGCAGCATCTCACTACCCAGCTGCCTCACCACGGTATAGCTCAGCCTAGGGAACAACTCAGCGAGACTCAAGGAGAGCTTGCGCGCCTGACGCAGGTAGTCCCAAGGCAAGTCGGCGACGTTCATTCCCCGCAGATGGAGGATCAAGGCACGGGAGGGACCTGGCTCGCCGCGATCCCACGCCGCCCGATAGCGCTCCTCGTACTCTGCCCGGAACGCGATGCTGTCCTCGAAGGGCAGTACTTCAAAGCCGTGCTCACGCAATCCCGACAACACCTGCTCATCCAGCAGCACATCGTCCGGGTCGGCAACGATCCAGAGCCGGGCCAGATCGACGGGAAACTCCTTCAGGATGCGGTCAACCCAGGCTGTCATGCTGGCGTACCTCCCGGGTGACCAATGCGAAGCATCAGCACCGCATTGAGATCCGGCGTGCAGGCTGTAGCAATCGCCAGCGCTGCCATGCGTGCCTCGTGCTCAGCTGCGAGCCGTTTGCGGCGGTGCTCCCTGACGGCGGGAAGGCCGATCCGACCGATCGCCTGGTAACGCGCCTCGAAGGCGTAGCGCGCCCGTTCACGCTCCTCGGCGAGCCAGGCACGGTGCTCCTCCAGCAGCTCGGTAAAAAACCGCTCCCCCTGTGCCTTGGCCGCAGCCAGCGACGTTTCGAAGCAGGCCAAGGCATGCTCCACCTCGACCTTCGGGGCGAGCGTCACGTTCTCGGTCAGCAGCAAATCCCAGATCCGCTTGGCGGTCGGCACGAAGGTGCGGCCATCGTCGGTAACAAACACGGGCAAGAATCGCCGCCGGTTGAAGTTCTCAGAGAGATTGGACGCGCTAATGCTGATCTCCCACAGCGACCACACGCCGTGCACCGTATCGGGCAAGCCGCTGACTGCCGCAATCGGCACGGGCTGGCCCGCCACGCAGCGCGGCAGCTCGCTGATGACTGCGCGGGCGCGCGGATCTTCCAGCGTGATCCACTCCATCTCAGGGTTCTGTTCGGCGGTACGCGCATCGAAGCAGACGCGGGGAGACTCGCTCCCGTCCGCCCACCTCACGCGCCAAGCGTCGCCTGCCTTCTCAGCCGCTCCACCTCTCGCAGGCAACCCGGCGGTGATCGCACGCTCCAACCAATACTGCGCTGGATGATCCCGCCACTTGCGGGCATCGTCTGCTTCCAGCGTGTGGTCTTCCGTCAACAGATCGGTGTCTTTGCGGCTGGCCGCCACCTTCTCCCGCACCTGGTTGATGACCGCATCGCATTCCTTGTCGATCGAGGACGGGTCTTGCAGTCCATGCACAAACAGTTCATCGAAGATCGGCTC